CCAGATCCCGTGCCAGAGCCTGAACCTGTTCCAGAACCCGTGCCCGTACCCGAACCTGTTCCAGACCCCGAACCCGTTCCAGAACCCGTGCCTGTCCCTGACCCTGTACCAGAACCAGTTCCAGTTCCAGTTCCCGTTCCAGACCCTGAACCTGTTCCAGAACCAGTACCTGTCCCAGTTCCTGTCCCAGTTCCTGTCCCAGTATCTGTACCTGTCCCTGTCCCTGTCCCTGTCCCCGTACCCGTTCCTGTACCCGTGCCAGTACCAGTTCCTGTGCCAGTATCTGTCCCCGTACCCGTTCCTGTACCCGTGCCAGTACCAGTTCCTGTGCCAGTTCCTGTTCCAGTACCTGTTCCAGTACCTGTTCCAGTTCCTGTTCCAGTTCCAGTTCCCGTATCTGTTCCCGTTCCCGTCCCTGTACCAGTTCCAGTACCAGTTCCAGTACCAGTTCCAGTACCTGTCTCAGTACCTGTGCCTGTGCCTGTTCCCGTGCTAGTGCTAGTGGTTACTTCAGTTCCCGTACCTGTGCTCACGCTGGTGCTTACACTGGTGCTTACGCTAGTGCTTACATTTGTACTAATGCTTGAGCTAACGTTAGAAGAAACATTGGAGCTTACATTGGAGCTTACATTGGAGCTTACATTGGAGCTAACGTTAGAGGATAGGTTAGAGCTTACGTTGGAGCTAACATTGGAAGTAACGTTAGAACTAACATTCGAACTAACGTTTGAGCTTACGTTGGAGGATACGTTGGAGCTAACATTTGTTCCTCCTCCAGTGCTTATGTTTGTAGATAGATTGGAGCTTACTGAAACTCGTGCTTTAGCGGCGGCAATGTCTGCATCACTGATGTCATACCTTGCTTTAGCCGCAACTATCTCTGAATCTGATGGGTTAGAAGCAAGGAAAGCATTGATGCTGTTGTAATAGGTATCAAGACCAGTATTTGCCTTAGCCCACTCATAACCCTTGCTGTTAGCCCCAGCCGCACCAGCAGTTGATCCAGTAGTGGAAATAGACCCAGCCGCCGCAGAAGAAGATCCAACCAAAGTAGAACCAGCCGTAGAACCAGCCGTAGATGCAGAACCAGCGGCAGAAGAAGTAGACCCAGCCGCGGCAGAGGTAGAGCCAGCGGCTGTAGAACCAGCAGTTGATTTTCCAGAAGCTAACTGAGCCGCCGCAAACGCATCTTTGTCACTAGCGCCAGCATTTTTAGAAGCTATGAATGCCGCTAAACCTAATTCATTGTTTGCGTTAGAACTTGAACTAGAACCTGAACTAGAACTAGAACTAGCAAGGTATTTAGAAAAAGTATCAGCAAATATTTTGTCGCGTTTTTCTATCTCTTCTTTTGTAAGAACAACTCTTTCTCTTGGCGCTGTAACTGTCAAAGTTGCAATATCTTCAACGTTTGTTGGATCTGCCGCTTGAGCTTTTAATATTGCAAATTCTTCATCAGTAATGTTAGTAATGCCCAAGCTTTTTAATTTTGCATTGGTCATGTTGTCGTCTTGCAACAACCTGACTGTAGCACTTAAAGTTGCGGCATCTGGCTTGTCAGCAGTTACGCCAGAAGTTGGGTTCCATTTGGATGCTAAATAAATTAAACCAGCATGGACTGAAGTAACCAATGCGGCAATTTCAGGAGAGAAAGCCGCACCAGCCAAAACAAGTGGTGCAACAGTCTGAGACAGCCCACCTTGACCACCAGAACTAGCAAACAAACTTGCTTGCTCAGGCGAAATGCCCTGTGAAATAGCGTAGTCGTAAAGATACTGTGTTCTATCTGCTAAGCCACCAGTTGTGGTGCTAGTGCCGCCAGCGCTTGTATTTAATGCATCTAAACCAGAAACAATTGTGGAAGCCCCAGTGGTTACTGTAGTGTTTGTTCTACCGTTATTGGTAAACAAAGAAACCGCTTGGCTCAAAGCATTAGCATTTCCAGACTCAGCCGCTTGTAAAACCGCCAAGGCTTTACCAGCAAGCACAACGTCAGGGTTGTTAACCAAAGCGCCAGCATTTGCAATAACACCAGCCAAGTTGCCGTTCTGTGAGGCTTGGTACAAGTTAGCGGCGCTGACAGCATCTTTGGCTGTGTAGCCACCAATCGTGAGCTTGTTAGCACCAAAGTAATTTTGCAGGTCAGAATTACTCATCAGGGCTGTCAAACCGCCCAAAAGGTTACCAGAATCTACCGCTTGTCCAACACGAAGAGCTGTGTTGACGTTTGCCATGCCGGGTATCATCCCCGTTGCACCAATAACAGCATTTGCTATATTGCCAGTTCTAACAGCATCAGCAACATTAAGAACCGCAAGAATTTGTCCTGCGCCCGGGATAAAAGACAGACCTATTTTAAGTAGATCTAAATTACTCATGCCGGGGTCATATACCGTTCGTTTTAATATCTCACCATCAGATTTACGAACAAAATCCATGAAACGTCCGTCATCGGAACGTACCCAATTTGCATATTCTTTAGGCAACTGAGCAATCTGCGTCTCTATGTCATCGCCCTCAAGAACCATCTGACCAGCTTGCCCAGTTAGTCCCGATTTAGTTATATTGCTTCTAGATGTTCCAGTAGATACGCTTGTGCCAAGTGACGTTCCTAAGCTAGTACCTAAGCTAGTACCAGTGCCTGTGGACGTGCGCGAGTCTGGGCCTCTGTTAAACGAGAGATCGTCTGTGCCTGTACTCGTACCAGTTAAGGTTGATGCGGTTGATCCTGTTACATTGTTAAGAACAGACAAGCCGCTAGTTGTGCCTGTACCACCAGTGCTAGTAGATACGCTAGATCCAGTTAATACTGTAGCTCCAGTATCAGCAGTCTTAATACCTTGACTGAGCACCCAATTCATGGTTGCATCATCAAGCTTGTAGTGAGACTGGATGTCTGCTTTTGTTAAGCCTGTGTCCGCAATTAGCTTATTGGTAGCCGCATAATCTCCTCGACCCCATGCGGCTGATATTGCGTCATAAGGGTTGGTAACGGCAGTTTTATTTAATGGTGAAGTTAAGCCCGTGTCAACACTTGTCCCGCCGGGCATACTGAAATTTACAGAATCTAAAGCTCCAGTGCTTGTACCAACGCCAGTTGAAGTGGTAACTCCTGTTAGGGCTGACAAACCTGCGCTAGTGTTATTCGACGGTGCAGTCAAGCCTGTATCAACGCTAGTACCACCCGGCATACTGAAATTGCCAGAGTCCATAGCACCAGTAGTAGTGCCAACACCAACAGAAGTTGCAACTCCAGTTGTGGCTTGACTTAAAGCACCAGTTGTTGCTTGTGTTGCTGGACGATATGGGGCTAAGGTAGACGCAATAGTATCTTCATCTAAACCCATACCCCTCAAAGTTGTGAGTAGATTATTGGTGGCTTCTTGTCCACCAAAGATGTCATAAACATCTTCATAAGTATTAGAGAAATTTGTTGGTAAAGCCATGTTAGTTTACCGATGGGTTAACGGCGTTGACAAGAGCTTCAGCCCATTCGTGCCAGTCATCAAAGATGAAGGGGCCGGGGATGCCTTCGTTTGAAAAAACATCAATAGCCTTGAGACCAGACGCCCAATCTTGCCAATTTGTGTTTGCATCGGGTATAGCCAACTGCTGTGTCGCATATAACTCGCACATAAGCGATGCCCATGAATCAAAGGTGTGATACCTTGGATCGTAGACTTGTGCTGGATTAAGGATGGTAGCCATTATGGTCTTACGTCGCCCAAATCGGCGTCTAAGAGGATCTTACCAACTTGATAGTCACCGCCTGCCACGTTAGAGACAAACTTCAAGCGAAGCTCTCGGCGCTGTTCACGCATGTCGACCTTACCCGTTGAAGGCGTGAATGTGTACGCGGCAGACGTTACATCATTAGCCTGAGCAAACGATCTACCAGTCACGTAGACATCCATATCGCCTTCTTGAATAAAGTCAGGCTCAATACGCTCTAAACGTAGCCACCTGTTCTCACCGACTGGAGACGGCTGGGAGGGGCCTCCTGAGACCAGACCCAAGTCATTTGTCTCAAAGTAAGACTCAATGGCAAGAACTGTTGCATCCTGAACCAAATCAGTACCAATCTCGTGTTGCCACAAGGACACAAAGTTCACCACCTGATTGACCGTGATAATCAAACCAGACCCCACAGGGATTGCGGCAGATAGGGTATCGCCAACAACGTAGTTCTTGCCCTTGTTAAAGATCGTCACAGAGGTAACGATACCTCCAGCCACAACAATCGTTGCCGTAGCGCCAGAACCGCTACCGCCTGTCAAGGCTTGGTTGGTGTAGGTTCCGTTGGTGTACAAAGTACCGCCAGCAGTTAAGGTGATTGCGTTCACACCACCAACCTCATTGGTCTCCCAAGAAGCCCAAGTTGGGTAGTGAAAGACCTGAGAGAAGTAACCAGCAGAGCGACGAGCACCAAGAGCCTCACCTGCGTCGTACCAGACGTTCTCACGCACGTTGTAGATAACGGCGTCTGTGCACTCTGTGGCGTTGCCTCGTGGGTAGAACCACCAAATCTCACCAAAACGAGGAACCTTTGACACCCAAATCTTCTCGCGCTGAGCGTAGTTAAGGTTGTCAAAGAAGTAGTTCTGGTTAAAAGTGTTGGGGATCTCCTTCACAACACCGTTGTAGAGTAAGAACCTATCAACACCACACCAATAATAGATACCGTCGTACTCAATCACGGACTGAGAAGACAGGATCGACGACTGGGAAGAGATAAGGTCATAGCGCCAAAACTGTGGGGGAGTTCCTGCACCACCAATGAATGACACGCGGATAAGGCTGTCAAGGCTCCAAAACAGCCCAGAAGGCGCGTTTGAGCCGCCCCTGACGGGTAGCCCTTGGACGATCTTTCCTGTGGCTACAGAGACCTCATTTGCGTCTGCTGAGACCCAATCGTTTATGTTGCCTGCTGAGCAGTTCCTAATCAGTCCGTCGTTGCCGTAAACAAACACGTAAGGGTGCAGGGTGACCACACCACCAGATACGGAAACATTGTTGTCAAAGGTGATCGTAGAAGCACCAGACGTTGTAGCCGCGGCAGAAATTACCACATCTTGAATTTGACTAAGCGTAAACACCAAACCATCGGTTGTTCCCGCGGTGGTGACAATGGCGGGGCCTCCCGAGGACGCGGACAAGGTAAACGTTGTCGCGTAGTTCGTAGCGATGATGAAGTACGTCACGCCAGAGGTAATACCCGTAGCGGTTCCAGTCAAAACTCCAGACACGGCAACCGTCTGCCCAACATACAAACCAGTCGTAGAGGTACATGAACACTGACCAGCAACACCAGTTACGGCTACAGCGTTTAGAACAGGAACTCTTAAATTAGACGAGACAACCGTGGTAGCAGAAGGAATACCCGTTCCAGAGATGGACTGACCAGCACCAATCTGAAGGTTTTGAGTTGACAAGTACATTGTCGTGGTGCTGTTCAAAAACACGGACGCAGTAAATACGCCAATGGCTGACAATGAAGTGCCAGTGATGTTGCCACCCAAAACAGGGGTGTTGACGTTGTTGTCAATAAGGGTCAAAGATTGACCGGGGTGCGCCAATAACAAGTTATCCCCAGACCCACTCACGTCATAGAAGGTATCAAACTGCCAAACGTTGTCGTCAGATGCGGTGAAGTTTGACAGCGTCAGATCAGTCACTCCAGAGCCAACGCCGTTGTTGTCAATTGGAACAACCTGCAAGCCTTTGGAGTGCCCGTTAAACACGTTGTTGAAGCTCTGCTGTGGGTTGACGTAGATCCCGCGAGAGGGGCCTGAGATCCCAGCAGTGATCTGCCTATACCCACCTACCTTGCGAGGGCGACCGCGCTGGAATCTTACCCAACGACCGTCGGCGTAACTGTCCGCATCAAAGATCGTACCGTCCCGTTGGATGCCCGGCTTCGTATCAAGCGCAAAGACCTTCTTGGTCATTAGAAGGAGCCCCCTGTAATACCAGTGGTAAAGGTTCCAGTCGTACCAGACACAGCGCCAGAAAACGTGCCCGTCGTACCAGATACAGCTCCAGAAAATACGCCAGTAGTTCCTGCTACAGATCCAACAATTGCCAAACCTGTTGCCGATAATGTAGATCTTGTAACACCCAAGATGGCGGTATTAAATTGACCAGCGCCAGCACGAAAAACACCCGTGGTAGCTTCACTGGCAAAGCTCAAAGAAGGCGCTCCTACAGTGCCATCAGCTAAGGACACTGTGGTAATTGATCCTGCTTGAGACGTGTTGGCATTGAAGAAGTTAGTTCCATCGCAAGCCAAAGTCACTTGTTGACCAGAAGGGATAGTTACTGATGTGCCAGATCCAGTCCCTACAGTAAGCGTAAAACCGCCTGCTGTCACAGAGTTCTTGATCACGTACAAGTTCACCACAGGCGGATAAACCACCGTGACGTTGCCTGTAAGCACTCCTGTGTAGGTCTGTATGGTGTTAGCCGCCTCACTAGCGCTTAACGTGTAAGAACCAGTAACAACCGCTTTAACCAACGAGGTAAAAAAGAACTGTGAGCTAACACCGTAACCAACCGTAAGGTAAGTTGTTCCTGTACATACAATAAATGCTGACTCTGTAGGAGCAAAAGTCTTGGTAGAAGCTCCGTCGATCAAGTCACTTGCTGAGATAACCATCGAGCCAGTTCCGCTGTTCTTAAACAGGGTGAACCAGTTATTGCCCAAAGTAGATACTGCTGGCAATGTGTAAGTACCCGCTCCACCAGTCCAAACAGAGGTTTGTGCTCTATCTGTTATAGCAAAAACTCCCGCAGTCACAAGAGTCTGTGCTGGATGACTTTGATTTAAAGTTAAACCGCTTGCAACCAATCCATAGCCAGCTAGTGTAGAAGCATCGGCAGAGGATGTTCCAGTACCAAAGGAGATGTTGCTCCATGTGCCTGTAACCGTAGGATTGGCTGTGATGTAGATATACCTTGACTGACCAGCGGCAATAGAGATGATCGTGTTTGCGCCAGCGTAGTCTTTGACCGTAAAAGTATTAGCCCCTACGTTACGAATCAAAGCATCTTGACCTACCGAGGCTTGGTTGGCTGGGGGCATAAACAAGTTAAGGCTAGACGCAGACGCCGTGACGTCCATGATCCTAGCCGCATAGTCATCAGTGGCGTTGCCGTTGATAGGCCACTCCAACTGGGTGTTAGCGCTTAGCGTAATTGAACGATAAGAGACGTCCGTCGGTTGAATGACGTTACCTGTGAATGGTGAGTTGTAGCTCATGTTAGTCCTTAACTGTCAGCGGCAATCGCTTGACGATCTGCAATTCGCAACTTGTCCTCAGTCATCAAGGTCTGCATGATCGCTTGGTACTGAGCTTGCCATAGGGGTACGCGGTCGTCATTCTTGAGGAACGGCATGGCTTGGAGGAGAGACCCGTACAGCAAAGCTTGAGGTGCGTAGATGGTGAACCAATTGGTTTGGTTAGAGCTGTCCAAAGGCTGAACACGCTCGTAGTACAAGACCTCAAAGTCGTATGCCGCCGCAGGGGTAGGGGCTACCAACCAATGGGTGTAGTCGTAGTCACAGTAGTACTTGGGGACTTCTGTAGAGGTGGGGTTAGGCCAGTACTCGCGTAGGTACTCATACCTGCGAAGCAACACTGGCTGGCGCTCCCCAGCTACTGTCACGTTCATAGACACCGTCTTGTGCCAACGAGCTGGCTTGTCAATCGTTGCTTGCCCAATGGTCATGG